ATGATCCATATTCATAAATTGATTTAGATTTTTCCAGTAAGCGCATCCTTTACCAGTCTTTTAGCTTCCGCTATGAGAGCCTGTTTCGGATTCACCATGAAACGGAACATCCGGTAAGACACATCCAGCATCTTCCTCTCGTTTCTGAATTCTTTCTGCAGGATGGCGGATTTGGCCATGCTCATCTATGGGGCACAGAACGAAGCGTATAAGTTTAGATAGCTCTTGTTTGGGGTAAACACTTTGTTATTCAGTATGTTATGTTGTTGCACTACGGACGGAGATACAAAACGAAACGTTTAAGTAGGTTTAATTCTTGTTTAATTATGGAGGGGTAGAGTAGGGGTTTTCTTTATTGAAACTTTAATTCTGGGGCTGTATGGTTTAGCTGTACGGCCTTTTTTGTGTCTTATTGGTAAATACCTTGTAGAGTGAGAGATAACGGTTTGTCGGGCTTGTTTTGAAGTGGTTATTCAGGGGGAAGATTTTCTATGAAGGGATAGAGTAGGGGAGAGGCTTTAAAAAGGCGTTTTTGGAGAAAGGGGTTACGATTGGGGTTACATAAAGGGGTTACACTTTTCGGAGAAAGGGGTTACAAAAGTCGGTTTTTAGGGGGAGGCTTACAAGGTAGGAAACATACCGTTTTTTTTAGTTCGAGCGTGAAAAACGAGCGATAGGAGAGAGGAAAAAACACCGTTTTTTATCTTTTTACAGTATTATATAGGATGTAAATCAGTGCTTTAACTCTCTTGTGTGTGCTTATTTAGGGGGTAACACCCCTAAAATGGGCTGTTCAATATATTACCAGAATGCTCAAGGAAGATCATTGGAAGGCTTACAAAGTACTTTCATGACCTCTACCCTACGTCCGCAAGTCCAGAACTCTGAGCACCCGAAGCAGGCCTTTCTTTGGCTTCCTTTATACATTCCAGCTGTTCGACCCGTTCTCGAAGCCGTCCAATTTCTTCAGCCTGCTCTTGAATCGTAGCAAGAAGGCGCTCTATAATGGATGCTGAAAAGTCTTGTTTAGTAACTTCGTTTTTATTACTGGAAATCGGTTCATTTTCGGGTATAAGTGCTTCGGGAATATGTTTTGTTTTGAGCATCTCTCCCCTACCGGTTAGAAGCCATTCTGGATTTATATCCCGAAAATAGTCGATTATTTTATTCATCATGCCTTCTCCGATATCTGCCCCTCTCTTTTTTTGAGCACTAAGATAGCCGTTTGAAAGTCCCATTTCTTTCTCTACAGTTGTCGGTTTTAGACTTTTTTCGGCTAAATAATCATATAATCTATCTATTGCTTTCATTTTAATCGAAAATTTTCGGTTTATAATTTTGATATATCGACAATAGTCGGTATATTTGCATCGAGTTAAGAAATTAACAGCGGCCAAATATACAAAAAGGCCATTTGATTAACGAATTTTTAATATTAAAGAACATGAAAGCAATTAAAGTGACAGTTGACTATGGCGAATGGAGCAAGGTGAGTGACTTTCTCCGCGAACTTGACGGAGAAGACCTGTTCTCTTACCAGATCGACAATGTTTCATTCGTGATCGTGGCCAATGGCGAGTACTCAATGTCCTGGGCGAAAGCGATGCTAACCAAGACATTTGATGAAGAGGTGATAGTAATTAGTTTAAAATAAGATAGTTATGAAAAAGCAAGTAACTGTAACAAAAGAGAACCGGGAATTTTTGGAAAAAGCTTTCAAGGTTAGTTCTGTTATGATTTGGAAGGCTCTCACTTTTGAGAGTGACACGGATCTTGCCCGGAGGATCCGGAAGCTGGCTGTAGAGCGCGGCGGTATCGAAATGTGTTTTTGCCCGGTACTGGAAACGATGCATGACAGTGATGGTTATATGCGCCAGTACCTGCCCAACGGTGTCATGCTGGAATTCAACAAGAATGACGGTAATGGTTCTGTGTTTTTCAAGGGAAAAGAGGTGAGGCATTATGACCGGGTAATGGTCAGTGAGATAAAGTTCATCCAAGGCTGGGCGATGACATTGAAATAAGGGAGGGTGATATGGAATACTACAACGGTAAACTTTGTATCTCGATGCGGGAGCTTGTGGATGGTGGTATTATGACCATACCCAATTATAAGCAGCTGGCTGCTCGCAAAAAGATCGATATCGCCCGCCGCGGTGATAGAGGAGGTTGCGCCCTTGTGGTAGTTGATAGTTTCCCTCCCCGCTACAAGGAAGATATCTACACTCGTTTTCCTGACAGTGACTCCGTTCGCCTTGCCGGTTGGGTTCGTTCGAACTACGAGATCGATCAGGCTGCTGTCGTTTTCTTCCACGACCGTGAGAAGACCGGCCTTGATTTGAAGACGGAGAAGATCCGTGAGTATATTACGAACGCCAGCGTCCTGAATACCTGTATTCGCCTGTATGACAACGCGCGGACCTACCAGCGTATTGCCGGCGACAAATACGACTGGGGTAAGATGGCCGCCGCCGTTGACAGTCTCCGTGCGCAATTCGGGCACACGCTTCCGGGCAGCATGCTGCGTTTCCGCAAGAAGGTCGCCGAGTACAGGCGTGACGGCTACGGCTGTCTTATCAGCGGCAAGTTCGGCAACCAGTCGGCCCGTAAGGTGGACTATCGTACCGAACGCCTTATCCTGGGCATTGCCGTGCTTCCCAACAAGCCGTTCAACACCAACGTGGCGGAGATGTACAACCAGTTCGTGTGCGGTGAACTGGACGTTTATGATCCCGAGACGGGCGAGCTGTTCAATCCGGACGACTTCACCGACAAGAACGGCGAACCCCGTGTTTTGAGCGAGACGACCATCAACAACTACCTGAACAAGCCGAAAAACCGGGTGTTGATAGAACACAAACTGTCAAGCTGGACCACGTTCATGCACGAGCAGATGCCGCACGTTCACCGCCATGCCCCGGAATTCTCCTTCAGTAAAATCTCGTTCGATGACCGCGACCTTCCCCGCAAGCTTAAAGATACCAAGGCGCGCCCGAAAGCATACTACGCCTATGACGTTGCCAGCCAGTGCGTGGTCGGTTTCGCGTACAACCGCAACAAGAATGTGGACCTGGTGGTGGACATGTTCCGTTCCATGTTCCGGCTGATCGACCGGAAAGGCTGGGGCTGCCCGGCGCAGGTGGAGGTCGAGAACCACCTGATGAGCCAGTGGAAGGACAGTTTCCTGAAGGCCGGCGTGATGTTCCCGTTCGTCCGTTTCTGTGCCCCCCAGAATTCCCAGGAGAAGTACGCCGAGCAAATGAACGGTGCCAAGAAGAAGGCCGTGGAACACCGGAACCACCTCGGTATCGGGCGTTTCTACGCGAAGGACCGCCACTACCGTACGGAGAGCAGAAAGGTCTTTGACGAACAGAATGACACCTATGAGGACAAACAGTATTACAGCTGGGACGAGCTGGTCGCCGATGACATGCGCGACGTGATGGAGTTCAACAACTCGCTTCATCCCAACCAGAAGAAATACCCCGGCATGACACGCTGGCAGGTTCTTGAGGCGAACATGAATCCGAACCTTGAACCCATAAACAAGGCCGTTCTGGCCCGCTTTATCGGTGATCATGTGGAGACAAGCGTTCGCCGCAACTCTTACTGTCAGGTCGGATATACGGACTGGTGGCTGAGTGGTACCGGGGTGCTGGAACGTCTGGCACCGAACAACTGGAAGGTGGACGCCTACTACCTGACCGACGATGACGGCAACATCACCGACGTGTATATCTACCAGAACGGCATGTTAGTGGACAAGTTGCAGAATGTCGGCACGTTCAACACCGCAGACTGTGAGCAGACCGACGCGGACAGGACGGTATTCGTGGAACAGCAGAAAAAAATCTCCGGCTTTAACGCATACATCAAGAACAACGCCATTTCCGGTGTGGGGGTATTAAAACCCCGTCCGGAGAAAGAAAAGGCCGTAGAGGCCGTGGAATTGCCCTCCATGGACATGGAAAGCCCCGCTTTACAGGAGACTTTCCTTCCGCCGGAGGATTACAGCCGCAAGGCTCTGGATGATTTCATGTAACAGCATTATAACGATATTAAATTAAGATTAGAATATGATTACAACGGAAAATAAAAAACGCATATCGGAGGCCATCTCGTCCCAGCGGGCTAACTACCCGAGTGACGCCAAACACGCCGCCTCCCTGGGTATAACAACTTCGGTTTACAGTGCCGTGAAGAACGGCCAGACCGAGAAAGTGTTGAGTGATGCCAGCTGGATCACGATCGCCCGCAAACTGGGTGTCAGCCTTCGCGGCGGTATGGAATGGAAGGCCGCCCGCACTGCCACGTTCGAGTATATCACCGCCCAGCTGGAGTTCTGCCAGGAAGGCGGCCTGAGCGGTATCCTGTGTGACATGGCCAATATCGGCAAGACTTTCACCGCGCTTTACTACGTGAAGGGACACCGCAACGCCATCTATATCGATTGTGCCCAGGTGAAAAGCAAGCAGCGTCTGATCCGTAAGATAGCCAAGGAGTACGGCGTGAGCAGCAACGGCCGTTATGTTGATGTTTATGACGACCTGGTGTACTACCTGCGTTCCATCGAGACCCCGCTGATTATCCTGGACGAGGCTGGCGACCTCCAGTATGAGGCATTTCTGGAACTGAAGGCGCTGTGGAACGCCACCGAGCACTGTTGTGCCTGGTACATGATGGGGGCCGACGGTCTGAAAGAGAAAATAAACCGCTCCATTGAATGCAAGAAGGTAGGCTACACCGAGATGCTGAGCCGTTACGGCGACAAGTACAGCAAGGTTACCCCGGATGACGGAAAGGAGCGCGAACGATTCCTGAACGAACAGGCCCGCATAGTTGCCAAGGTGAACGCCCCGGAAGGGACGGATATCGCCCAGATCGTGAGGAAGAGCGGCGGCAGTCTCCGTCGTGTCTATACCATTTTTGAACTGATGAAACGTGCTTGAAGATGAAGAGCCCAGCGGAGAAGGAAAGAAAGGAGTCGGCTCCCCGTCGTGCGTACAGCCCCGGGGAGATTATCGCCCGTAAGTATGAACCCCTTCCGTGGGGCCCCCGGTGGAGCGGTCCGTTCGGCTGTCCGGACATTAATGAACTGTGGTTTATCAGCGGCCAGTCGGCCAGTGGCAAGAGTTCTTTCGTGATGCAGCTCGCCTACGAGTTGTGCGGTTACGACAGCGTGCTTTATCTTTCCTACGAGGAGGGGTTGAACCAGTCGTTCCAGCAGCGCCTGATCCGTTTTCACATGGACGAGATGCGCGGGCGTTTTCGTGTCGCGGTTGATGACACGCTGGAGGAACTGGTGGAACGCCTTGCTCGTCCGAAAAGTCCGCACTTCGTTATCGTGGACAGCTTCCAGGTGGCCGGGTGGACCTATGACCAGGTCAGTATGCTGGTCAAACGTTTCCCCCGGAAGAGCTTCATCTTCATTTCCCAGGAGCACAAGGGGCAGCCGATGGGTAAGGCCGCTGTCCGGCTCCGTTACCTGGCAGGCGTGAAGATTCGTGTCGTGGCTTACAAGGCCTTTTGCCAGGGACGTGCGACGGAAAATCCCGGCAGTTATTTCGTGGTTTGGGAGGAAGGCGTTTTAAGGACAAGTAATAATTTATAAACATCATAGGAATGAGCAAGTTCAAGGAAATTATCGAAATCGTGGCCCCGGTTTACATCAACCCGAAGCCGGAAGGAGTTCAAGCACGTGAGACATATCACTCCGACGGTCACGTGTGCAGTTGTTGCAAGGGCAACCGGTGGTTCTGGGGTGAGGACGAAATGGGTGAGCGTGTGAAACGTGACTGTCCCGTTTGTAAGGGCAACGGCAGCCTTGATGCCGTGATAACCGTCGAATGGTCCCCTTCAGCAGTACGGTCATGAGAAAGGAGTATTACAATTATGTGGTGAAGCTGCCCGTGTTGCTTCATGACCTGTTCCGCGAGAAAGTCGCCGACTACCATTTCACCGACATGACCGTGGTGATGAACCATCTGGTGAAGTCCTACATTCGTGTGACGTGTGGAGGAAAAGTTTCCACGGCTACCCGGCGCATCCTTCTCCACATGGACCGTATTCCCGACATGGGATTCTTTTTCCGCCGTCAGGAAAAGGCGGTGCTGTTTTTTGAGATGGATCCGGCCGTCACTGACAGCTTGCAACATGCCATTGCCTCCGGTGGTTGGGGCAACCGCCAGCGGCTTGCCGTTTGCCTGGTGTGCGCTTTCTGTTGCGGTGCCGACGTGACCCTGAATAACCTTTCGATGGAACTCGCCGCTGAAGAGGTGTTCCGCCGCCCGGAAGGTTACCTGGTCCATACTTACGTGAGCAACTATCAGTACGTGTTTCTAAAAGAGACGGCTTCGGCCCAGCGCATGAGCGTGGAAGGTATCCTGACGGCAGCTGCTGAACTGCTGGTGGGATCGGATGACGGCGGTACTGATTACCATATCCCCGAAAGTCTTGGGCGTGTCGCTGAAAGCGTGCTCGGAATAAAGGGCAGCACGTTGAAGGATTTCCGCCGCCAGCGTCTGGTGAGTATCCGCACGAACACCATCGGTCCGGACCGTATCTCCGCCTTCATGGAAAGGCACGGTATCGCTTCCGCCCGGGAATTTCTTCGCCGCGTGGTCCTTTTCTTCCTGGAGGCGCGGTACCTGATTTACCGCAAGGAAATAGAGCTCGGGGAGGATGACCTTCCGGAGGAGGAAGAGGCTGACTGGGAGGAAACGATGTATAGTCAATACCAAAAAAGAGATTTTGCGATTTCAACATATAATGATTAACAATTAAAATTTAACTGAAATGATTACAGAAAAACAGAAAGAGGCGGTAAAGAAACTCTGCCAGTACGTGGATAACTTTTGTGAGGAAAACGGCCTTAGTGCTTTTATGAGCGTTGCCGCCAGTGAGGACCATCCGGACGGTCTTGAACAGATAGCCGGCTCGATTATTACCGGCAAGACTGAACATATTGTCGGCTCTATTTCTGGGATTGTCAAAGCGAATAATAAAGTCTATATGTTGCTTTCCGTGGCGCTTATGCAGGCTTACACGAGGAAGGCTGACATCAACACCATCCCGTTCGGTGGAGATTTGAATATGAATTGAAACAAGCCATGTAAATAGTCATGAGTGAGGACAATAAACAGAGTATAATGAACTTCCGCAGGTTTTACGCTTCCTTCAACCATCTGCCCTGTCAAGGCGACCGTGAGGAGCTCAAACGACAGATCGTACACGAGTACACATGGGGGCGCACGGACAGCCTTCGTGAGATGAGTCGTGACGAGTACAACGCCTGCTGTGAAGGACTGGAGAAATTGACCGGGCGCAAGGATGAACTGAAACGGAGGCGCAGCGTGTGCCTCCGCCTGATGCAGCGCCTGGGTGTCGATACCACAGACTGGGCACGTATCAACAATTTCTGCCAACACCCCCGGATTGCCGGCAAGCCTTTTGCCCGTATCGGGTTGGAGGATCTGGAGGCGCTTTCGGTGAAGCTCCGGACGATCGAGCGCAAGGGCGGGCTCCGGCAGAGGAAAGACGTGAGAGAACCGGGCGGCATCGCCTATGTTTTTATAGACCCGAATGCCCCCAAATGTTAAATATCAACCTTTTAAAAAAAAAGAACGATGAGTGACGAAACAAGACAGGCCGTCATCATGACGGACGAGGAGAAAGCTGAATTCGAAGCTTTCAGAAAAGAGAAGGCCCGCAAGGCCAGACAGGAGAAACAGAAGGCCGATCGTGAGGCTTACAAGCAGATGGTGGACGAGGAAATCGAGAAATCAATCCCGGTACTGCTCGCCATCAGCGGACAGATCAGGGAGAGCAAACAGCGTGTTCTGGATAACTTCCGTGATATTCTGGCTATGAAATCCGACCTGTTCGGGGACCGTATCAAAGATGACCAGCGCACGCACACTTTCACCAATTCAAAAGGTGACCAGCGTATCACGTTGGGTTTCTACGTGACCGATGGCTACCGTGATACGGTAGAGGATGGCATCGCTATCGTGAAGGAATACATAACCGGGCTTGCACGTGACGAGAAAACGAAAGCACTGGTATCGATGGTGCTGAAGCTGCTCTCCCGTGATGCCAAGGGCACGCTGAAGGCGAGCCGTATTGTACAGCTGCGTAAGATTGCCGAGGAAAGCGGTGACGAGCAATTTCTTGAAGGCGTACGCATCATTGAGGAAGCCTACCAGCCGGAGGTTAGCAAGCAGTTTATCCGTGCCGAACGTAAGGATAAGAACGGGGTTTGGACTCCGATCCCTTTGGGAATGACGGAATCATAAAAGAACAGGGATGAAACGGTTTAACACTCAGACAAGATTTGTTCCCTTGAAAATAGACGATAATTTTAAAGTGGAACACATTCTATCAAAAGACGGAAAAGTGAAAGATTTTAAAACGCGAAAAGCAGTTGAGAAGTATTGTAAAGAAAATCATTGTATTTATTGCGAGGAAAAATTCATCTTTTACAAATAACAATAAAAAATGAAACAACAGATAAAGAAAGAACCGAAAGTAGCCTTGTGCCGGCGTTGCCATGGCACGGGCAGAATTGAGACCGGGCGGCTTTTCCGTAAAACGGAGACCTGCCCCCAGTGTGAAGGTAGCGGGCGTGTGACAGTCAGCGCGGAAATGGCGCTGGATATCCGCCCATACAAACCAAAGGAAAAGCCCATGGAGGATTAGCAGGTTATGGGAAAGCGGCACGGAGTGAGTTACCAGAAGCGTGTGGCTGATATCAACAGGATATATGACCAGTATGTCAAGACCGGTGTTCCTAACCGGGAAATTTGGCGGCGGTACATATATCCTGTGTATGGTATTAGTGAGCGTACTTTTTATAACATCCTGAACGCTTCGGCCGATCCTAGGAACGACTTGCCGGAAGACACGCAGCTGTTTTTCAAATTTGGGGAGGAATGAATATGAAAGAGTTTTTTGAAGTATTGGAAGAACATGCGGACGCTGCTATTTTTATAGCCTTCTTTGTCTATATGCTGGCGGATTGCATCACCTCCAATTTAAGGAAGAAATAATAAATATCGTACAATATGGAAGTAATTGATATAATGCAGCACATTGATGAACTGTTACAGGGGTATTCTAATGAGGAATGCGCCCGAATTCTGAAAGAAGTGGTAAATGGATGCCAGACACGCATCGAGAGTTGCGAAGAAGGTGTATATACAGACTTATAACGGGTAATTCATGAACAAGGACGTGAAGGTCATCATCGGTCGTATTCTGAACGACCTGCGCGTGGAACTGGGTGACGAGTTCAACCGTAACTTCGAGCGGCAGGCCTTCTTCTCCGAGGCGTGGACGCGTCGGAGAAGTCCCACCCGCCCCGGCGGGCATATCCTGGTGGACAGCGGTGAGCTCCGGCGCAGCATCCAGAGCCGTACAACGGAGAACAGTATCACCTTTTATACCACGCTTCCTTACGCGGCCATTCATAACGACGGTGGCGAGATTGTGGTGACGGCGAAGATGAAGCGTTTTTTCTGGGCGAAATACTATGCCGCCACCGGAGCTTTCGGACGCAAAAAGGACGGCAGCCCCCGCAAGGACAAACGTACCGTCCAGCTATCGTCAGAGGCGGAGTTCTGGAAAGTGTTGGCGCTCATGAAAGTGGGCAAGACCATTAAAATTCCCCGCCGCCGTTTTTTGGGAACGTCTCCCGAGGTGGAACAGGCTGTGCGTGAGATTATCGAGGAGAATATAACGGAATACTTCAGTATTGATTTTGAAATAAATAAAAAATGAGAAAGGAACTTTACAACATGCTCCGCGAGCGTCTGAAAGAGGTGGGCGGCGGGGTAATCAAGCACATCGACCTCTGGAACCACAATGTGGAGTTTATCGAACAGGAGGACGGCTGGGCCCGTCCGGCTGTTTTCGTGGAGTTCTGCCCGATTCGGTGGAACGCTATTGTCAGCGGTGTTGAGTACCGTGCAGAGCCAGTGGTGAAGCTGCATGTTGTCACGGACTGGTCGGGTTCGGCTTCTGATGCCAGTCCTTTCCGCGAGGAAGCCTTGCAGGTGTTTGACCTGCTGGATAATATTCATGAGGCGCTCACGTGTATGGAGGGCGAGACGTTTACCTGCTTTGACCTGGTGGAGAGTCAGACAAACCACAACCATGAGGATATCATGGAGAGCATCGAGGTTTACCAGTGCGTAGCATACCGTCGGCTGGATACCTAAAAAATAATCCGCCATTTTTTGTTTGCAAATGGCGGATTATTTATATCTTTGTCATCAGAATAGCGTTGGAGGTCCAGTGCCGGATTGTAGTTCCGGAAGATTGCCTCCTCCGCTATTTCTTTTTTATGTGGTTGTACAGCTCCCTGCTGTCCGATATGCTGTGCAGCACGAATTCCCCCCAGTCGTATTCCCTGACGATGATCAATGCCTTTTCTTCATGCACTTCCGTTTCGAAGATGTGCGACTGCACCACTCTGGGAATCCCCTTGTGGTTGTCTGCCGTGCCCAGGTATTTTGCCTTCTCCAATACGGAGGCAATATCGAGCAGCATCCGGTTCTTTGCTTCGAAATACTTGAACGGTTGGTTGGTCCATTCGTTGATGGATTTGCGTGTGACCTGTATTTCGTGTGGGAAGGCCGGGTTTGTGATCGTGGTTCCTTGCACGGTCTTAGCCTTGTGGCGTGTGGTTCTGGCGTCAGTTTTGGCCATTTCCCTGACAATCCTGCACGCGGCGCACAGTTCGTTTTCCGGTATCTTTTTTACCAGTTCCACTTTTTTAGCCAGGTCGCAGCTGTTGCACTGCCTTATGGTGTAGGGGTTGTAGTCGGGTACCGCTTTCTCTTGTTTTCCCGGGTTGAACCTGAACATTTCGCTTTTCCCGTCCCCGAAAACGCTCTCGGCACGCCCTCTCGCTTCATTCGCCGGTGTTGCCGGATATTTGGACTTTCGTACCTGCACCACGTCGCAGCGGCAGTTCCACCCGTTTGGCGGGAAGTATTCCTCCCAGAACGGGTCGTCGGGTGGCAGTGTTATGCCGTCAAGTTCCGCATGTTCGGGACGTACCTTGTCATCGTTTACAGTCCGGTATTGCAGGTGGTAACGGTCCCCATCCTGGATAAACCTCTCCCATTTGGCCGCCATTTCGGCTGACGCCTGCACGAAATTGTATTCCGCCCGCAAGTAGTTCGAGTTGTATGTCTCGTCTATCTTCCGTACATCGTTCAAAAAGCGTTCGAACGTCTTTCTTTCGCCGTTCTCGTCCAGCAGTGAGGGGAATGCCTCGTTCAGTTCATGGAAGGTCTTCATCCCGGAAAACACGTAGTCGGACCGTTGGAGCCTGCGCCGCATCGTGTCCGTCATCTCCACCTTCTGGAACGACGAGTCGAGTGCTGCGGCGTGTGCTTCCATGAACTCCCTCATTTTCGGCGTTTCAAGCACCTCGATACGTAATCGGGAACCTTCCAGCTTGTAGAGTGCCTGCATCATCCCGTCGAACAGCGAGGAGAGCTCCCGCCGTATCTCCCGGATGCGTTCCTCCCTTCCGGCTTCCAGCTGTGCCGTCATGTTCCCTGTCAGGCAGGCATATCTTTCATGGAGCCCCTCGTAGTCGGAGGGGCTTAGTCGAAAAAACGGGACGGTCGCATGTTTCTGGCTTTCTTCTTCCCGTCCTTTGTGCCGTTACCGTCGTCTTCCGGTTCTTTCCCGGGTAGTACGGGAGCCACCTGCTGCCTTCTTTCCCCTACCGGCATCCCGTATTTCCCCTCGAAGTACTTTCCGTCCACCTCATAGTTAGCCAGCACCATCTCCTCGTATGCTTTTTGCTGTTCGGGGGTGTAGTCCACCGAGTCATCCCATTCGAAGCGCATCCCTTTCACCGGAAACCCGTGCTTTGCCATTTTGGGTATGAGCTGGTTGTTCACGATGTCTTTCAGCATCCTGCAATCCCTTTCCACAAGGTTCTCGAACACCTCCAGGTGCGTTTCCGACTGTGAGAGGCTGGATCCGTCCTCGATGGTCATGGTCTGCCCGATGACGAGTTTGGAGAGCTCGGAGTTTGCCCGGTCCACGCGTTTGTCATAGACATTGAAAGCGTCGCCCTTCGTGCTCTCGACCACCTCGATGTCCGTTCCCTGCTGGAATACTCCCCATAGGCTGGCTCCCATGCTGTCCATCATTTTCTCCATCTTTGCCAGCTCCTTCTCGTCCCTGGTGGTGGTTTTTGCGATTCGCATGGGCATCCCGAATATTTCGGCGAAGGTGTCCCAGAAGGCGAGCGCGTTCTTCTTCGGTATGGTCTGTGTGGCCGCCTTGAGGAACAGCCCGAGATTGTCGGGGCTTCCCGCTTCTATGAGCCATTCGGTAAACGGCGGTTTCCGGTATTCTATTCCTGTCGTCCAGTCCTGCCCGAGGTCAGTGATGACCCGTCTGTATTCGGGGATGACATGTTTTCTGGGGATAAGTGTCACCCCGTCGAAGCACGGGCAACCGTCCCCGTCAGTGGTGACCTCCCCGAGCTCGATGAGCGAGTGTCCCCAGTATATTGAGTCCAGCGCGTACCCCATGAGCTGGAGAAACCATTCCTGGTTGAAATAGTGCAGCGCCTCCTCTTTCTCGTTTCCTCCCTGGTCCGTGATCTTGTAGGTTCGTGCCATGACGAATCCCTTGCGCTGCTCGATACATCCGGAAAGGTGCAGGTCCACCTCCACGTCGCGGTATATGTCATAGAGTGCCGCCCGGTTGGGGCTGTCCACGTTGATGGCCATCTGCCACGCGTTCCTCCAGTCCTGTATGTCCCTTCGCGTGAGCGCGTCGGTGGTACGTTGGAGCTCGACTACCAGTTTTCTGACCTTCTTGCGGTCGCTTTCCCTGGCGAGGTTGAAGTCCCCGTATTTTGTGCGCAGCACATGGTCCGCACCTGCGAACCTTTTCTTTATGTCCTTGAATAATCCCATAGCCTTACCAGTTGTACCGCTGCTTTTTCTGGCAGCCGTAAATGAATGATCCGTTTGCAATTTCTCCGTTTTCGTCCGTGACGACTGGCAGGTCGGGCACTATCTTCCCGGCTTGTACGCCTTCAAGCCACTTGACGGCTCTTTCGTAGCGTTCCTTGCGAATTTCCATGCCCATATTCTGCGGCAGTGACGCCGCCATGTGGTACAGTGCGATGTCGCAGGTGAACATGACGATAAGCTTGTTGCGTTTTTCCCCCTCGGCGGCGAACACCGCCGGGCAGTCGTATTTTGGGCGCAAGTACGAGGCTATCTCCTCCTGTGCCTCATGTTCGGCGTTTGTGCGGTTCTCCGCGCTGGTCCGTGAAATGACTTTCAGCGCGTTTTCCCCGACAACCACCCGATAGTCCTCTTCAGTGATAAACATGTCCTCCTCCTTCCTTTATCTGGTTACGAAGAGCGCCCGTTTTTCGATGTCCGCCACCGTCACGCCCTTCTTGAAGCGATGCCTTGCCACGAGCTCTTTGACGGCCTTTTTTGGTACCACCTTGAGCCCTTTGTTGATATATATCACGTAATATTTCATTCCGGTCATGCCTGCCATCCTGACCGCCTTCTTCACGGCCCGCTTGTATCTCCAGGCGAACCACATTCTTTTTATAAATCCTATCATTGTCACCAGCTGTTTTTTGAGGTTCTCCGGTGTCTGCCGAGCCTCGGTTTGTAATTCTGTTCCCTTGTATTTTTCTGGAGTATCCAGATGGCGGCCTCGTCTGCGTCCGGTGCGTCGTCATGTATCCGGCTTCCCCGTTCGAGTGCCAGGGTCTGTTCTATGCCCACCTGCATGTCCGGGCTTTCCTTGAGCGCCTCGTTATAAAATATAAATCCGCGCTCCCATAACGGTGAGACTGCTTCAATACGCTGTATTTTGTCCGGTTTCTTGCGGTAGTCCCCGCTGATCGGTAACTGGTACCCTCTACGGTTGCCCTCTTCGGTGAACTCGTCCAGGATGGTATCCTGAAGGAAGTTCGCTTCCATGAAGAAGCTGACCGCCACGCCTTCGGGCAGGTCCTCGTACAGGTTGTATAGCCATCGCACCATTCCCGTGACGCTGTCCTGCCGGACATAGCAGTCTATCAGGTGGAGTTCCGTCCCGATCTTTCCCCAGAGGCGCGAGGCTTTGTAGTCATTGGCCGTCGTGGATTTGAACGAGGGGTCGGTGTAGCACACGAGCATGTCGTATTTCCAGAGCGGCAACACCTTTTTGAAACGTATCCATTCCGCCCGGAAGATGGTCCCGTCCGTGATGGGGTTATGCATCATTTCTTTCTCCCATGCCCGGTAACCGACGAACTCCCTGTACTGCCGTGCTTCCTCCTTCGTCCACTTTTCTTTCCATACAGGTTCCCCGTTTTTATCCACCGCCTTGATTTCGGACACGTGCACGCCCTTGGACGCGGCGATGTTTGCCAGTACCGATTTCTTTGATATGAGGTTTCCCACCATGATGAACCGCCCACGTCCCACGTCAAGGGCCCCGAACAGAGCCTCTTTCACCCAGTCGGTCAGTATTTTCACACGCGCTTCATTCCGGCAGAGTTCGTCATCGTCCAGGTCATCGATGACGATGTAGTCCGGACGCGCCTCGCGCTCCCTGAGTCCGCGGGGTGACTGTCCCCGTCCGCAAGCGAGGAACTTGACGCCCTGGCGTGATGTGAATTCTCCTTCCGACCATTCCCCGATGCTCTTCTGTTCCCCGAAGTCCGCGATGATGCGCTGGTTGTATTCCAGTTCGGCCTGTATGTCCCCGAGCAGCCGGATGGCACTGTCCTCCGACTTGCCGACCACCACCATGAAATTGATGAGCCGTTTGGGCTGGAACATGAGCCATAGCGGGATGAATATGTCGAAATGGGTCGATTTGGCATGTCCGCGCGGCCATTTGAACACTGCCTTCAGGTTGGGTGTGCTCTTGACCTTCATTGCCGCCGCATTGTGGAACGGTGCGTTGTGTACGGTCCGGATGACCTCCCCGGTCACCTTGTCGCGAAGCTGGAGGAAGTGAGGGAAATAGTACTCGCAGAAAGCCGCGTAGTCGTTTTGCAGCCTTCTGATGCGTTTCTCTTTCTGTACGGCTGTCTCGTGCGAGAAGCTGGAAAGGTCCGTGAGTGACTGGATGCGCTTGCAGTGCTCCTGCCACTCTGCATATCTTTGTTTTATTTCCGCCTGGGTTGCCATACTACTGTCCCCCCAGGTTTGCCCCCATGCTTTCCACGATGTACTTGTCCTGGTAGCGGTTGATAGCCTTGATCAGTTCCGGTGTCAGTTCCGGGTCCGTCTGCGAGCGGTATTCAAGCCATTTGGAAAATGCCATGAACACTTCGATGGCATCCACCACGTTCGCCTTCTTGTCGAGTTTCTCGATGACCGCCGAGAGTTTTGCCAGCTTGTCACCGAGCCCGGCGATCATCGCGGCGTCCTCGGATGCGTTTACCTGTTCTATGAGCTTGTCTATGGTCAGCAGCAACTTGTTCACCAGCTCGGGGCGCGTGATGTTTTTCGCCGCCCTTGCTTCCTTCCATTTCCCCTCAGTACACCATTTGGACACGGTGACTGCCGAGACCCCGACTTTGTCGGCGATCTCCTTCTGTTCCATGCCGGAAAGGTACAGTGCCCTTGCCAGCGATTTCTTTTTTTCGATCTCTTCTTTCTTCATAAAAATGTGTGTAAAAGTTCATGAATCACGGGCAAAGTTGCGTCCGGGCGTGCGGGGTTTCCAAAAAACGCTGAAATGCTTTCATAGAAGTGTGCAACCGTTTCATACTTTTTTGGAAGGCGGCTTTTTTCACTTGTAATATTGCGGCGTGAAACTTGAAAAAAGCAGAAAAGAGAAATGAGCAAACGAGTACGAATTTCAAACAGTGTCCTGAACAGCTACGGTTTTCGTGTGCTGACTGAAGGGATGGACATCGGGCAGTATTGCCGTAACCCGGTGCTGCTGGACATGCACGAGCGTGGTAATGTAATCGGTTATATGAAGGATGTGAAAGTGGACGGTGACGAGATTACCGGTGAGCCGGTGTTTGATGAAGCGTCAGAACTGAGCCGGCGCCGCAAGAAACAGTGGGAGTTCGGCAGCATCCGGATGGTGAGCGTGGGGATAGATATCCTTGAGGTGAGTGACAGCGCGGAGCATCTTGTACAGGGGCAGACCCGGCCGACCATTACCCGCAGCAAGCTCACCGAGGTGTCCGTCGTGGATATCGGTGCTAACGATGACGCCATCGTGCTGACGAGGGACGGTGTGAGGATAGAGCTCGGCAGGGACGGCGAGTGCCCCTTGCCGCTATTGGATAACAAACCCAAAAATCAAAATTTTATGGATCAGAAAATTCTGGCCCTGTCGCTGGGCCTGCCGGAGACGGCTGATGAAGCGACAATCAATTCCCGCCTGGCGGAGTTGAAAGCATCGAAAGAGGAAGCGGACCGCCTGCGTTTGGAGAATTCCGCCCTTCAGCTGGCACGTGTCACGTCGGTGGTTGAGAAGGCGGTGAGCGAGAAACGTATCGGTGAGGACAAGAAACAGCAGTTTATCGATCTTGGCAAGAAAATCGGTGCGGAGGAACTGGAGAATACTTTCGCGGCCATGTCCCCGCAGGTGCGGCTCAGTTCGGTCATCGGTCACCAGGGCGGTGCTCCCACGGGCACGCAGCCTGTTAGCTACAACAAGCTTTCCGATGTTCCGGTTGACAAGTTGGAGGAAATGCGTGAGAAACAGCCTGCCGAGTACCGGAAGCTTTACAAGGCCGAGTACGGCATGGAGTGTGAGATTTGAAGTCAAACCTTTTTTAAAAAAACAGAAAAGAAAATGAGTAAGAAAGTACTTATGTTTTGTATGGCCCTGTTGTTCAACGGTGTGACCGGGGCTGTTTTTGGTGCGGTCTGCGGCATTCCTGCCGCCTTGTCGGCGCTGGGCATGAATGCCGTGGCTGTCGTGGTGGGTGCGCTTCCGGTGGAACCGGGAATCCTGCGCGCCGGTGTGTACAAGGAGATTTGGACGGGCGAATTGGTGAAGTACCTGCGCCGCGGTCTGGAGGCGACGTGGCTGGACGGTATTCCCGACAGTTCCTCGCTGGTGAATAACGACGTGATCCACCTGGTGGATGTGGGTGTGGACCCGGACGTGCTGGTTAACAACACCACGTACCCGATCGACCTCCAGGCGCTGGATGATGCCGACCTGACCATCAGCCTTGACAAGTTCCAGACGAAGGTGACTCCCATTACTGACGATGAGCTGTATGCGATCAGTTACAACAAGATGTCGCGTGTGAAGGAAAGCCACGGCAACGCCATCAACGACGCCAAGTTCGCCAAGTCCGCACATGCCATGTGCGCCAAGGAGAATACCGCCAAAACCCCTGTGCTGAAAACCACCGGGGAGAGGGACGAACAGACCGGACGCCTGAAGATGCGCATGGCTGATATCATCGAGCTCAAACGTTCTCTGGACAAATTGGGTGTTCCCGCCGCCGGGCGTCGCCTGGTACTGTGTTCCGACCATGTGAACGACCTGCTGGGCGAATCGCAGAGCTTCCGCGAGCAGTACAATATCAACCGCACGGATGGCACGGTGGGACGTCAGTACGGCTTTGACATCTATGAATTCGCGAACAACCCGTTGTATACCACTACCGGAAAGAAGAAAGATCTCGGTACCGACGCCGCTGATGGCGAGTTCCAGTGCTCCTTTGCGTTCTACACCCAGCGTGTGTTCAAGGCTACCGGCTCGACGAAGATGTATTACAGTGCCGCCGAGACCGATCCGGAATACCAGCGCAACAAGATCAACTTCCGCCACTATTTCATCTGTATGCCGAAAAAGGAGGATGCCGGTGCGGTCATGATGAGCGGTTATAAAGCGGCGTAAAATATGGGGAAAATAAAATTTTTGGTCATCCATTGCACGGCTACGCCTGAAGGGCGTGAAGTCAGTGGCGCAGAGATTCGCGCCTGGCACACGAACCCGGTATCCAAGGGCGGTCGCGGCTGGAAACAGGTCGGGTATACTGACCTGTTCCATCTGAATGGCGGCGTGGAGCGCCTGGTGGACAACAACGAGGACGCGAACGTGGACCCTTGGGAAATCACCAACGGCGTGGCCGGCTATAATTCCGTCAGCCGTCATATCGTGTATGCCGGCGGTGTAGCCAAAGACGGCAAGACCCCGAAGGACACGCGTACGGCGTGCCAGAAGCGTGCGCTTGAGAAGTACGTGAAAGACTTCCACCGCCGTTTTCCAGATGTCCGTATCGTGGGTCATAACGAACTGGCGGCGAAAGCCTGCCCCAGTTTTGACGTGCAGAAATGGCTTGTTTCAATAGGTATCAGACAATCATAAAAAAGTGATCATGGACACGAGCGTACTCTTGAACTGGATATTTGGCGGCGGTCTTCTGGCCGCTCTGACGGCCCTTGTAACGTTGGGCCCCACGGTCAGGAAGGCGAAGGCGGAAGCGGAAAAGGCGAAAGCCGACGCGGAGACCGTGCGGATAGACAACACGGAGCACGCCACGCGTATCCTGATCGAGAATATTGTAGAACCCTTAAAAAAAGAACTTAGTGCGACACGAAGAGAGATGGCGCGTTTGCGCAAGGCTATTGACGGTGCCAATGATTGCCTTCACCGTGCTGACTGTCCTGTCCTTCATGAGCTGCGCGAGCTCCCGAAAACAGACCCGGAGCTTGACGACGGTGAAAACCGCGTCAGGCGCGGACAGCGCAAGGTCCGGGCGTCGGGGGCTGGTGATGGCGGGCCTCCCGGCATCGGCGCTGACGTTGAAAATTCCGGTTCCTGACCTGCTGGCGCTTCCTGCCGGTGCCTCCTATCATGGTAAAAACGGGCAGGCTGGCGTGGATGTGACGTCCAGGGGCGACACGTTGGTGGTGACCTCCACCTGTGACAGTCTCCAGCGTCTGCTCCTCTGGTATGAGGAGGAACTGACACGTATCCGGGGCGATACCGTGAGTGTTTCGGAAGTTTCCGAAACGGAGTTCAAACAACGTTTTAACCCCGTTAAAATCGCCCTCATTGCCTTTATCGCCGGTATGGCATCCGGCATAGTATTAACCGTTTTAATAAAGAGACGACTGTATGAAAAATAACAAGAATTTCATTTATGGCATCGCCGTCGTTACGTTCGGTGCCATGACTATCGGCTGGATCGAGAAGGGCAGCTGGGACTGGGGCGGCACGAAGCCCGAGAGTGTCGATATTGAAGCCGAGCAGGTTCCCGACGCCCCCGTCCTGACATTGCTCCAGAAGAACGGGCAGGTATCGCCCACGTTCAACCTTATCCAGCTGGACTATAAGAATATCAAGGCCGTGCTTGGCGGCACGCTTGTAGGTCCGGCAGATGCCCCGACCGGCTGGAAGGCCCCGACCGAACTGGTGAACCTTTCCGGTCCGTGGACCATCAAGTTCGTATCCGGGCAGACGATGTCCATCCCGAACGGTACGATCCTTGCGAACCTCGGCGGCAAGTTGACGCTGACGGAGGTTTCCAAGCTGGAATGCCAGTTGAAGGTGAACAAGCCGGAGGACGGCTCTTCTCCTTACGAAATCAATGACACCGCGGCAGTGGAGGGCTAACGCATGGACGAGCGTGAAGCGAGAAAGGTGCAGAGGGAGGCATCCGAGGCATTGCTTGACCTGGGTGTCTCCCTTCCCCTGAAGGAATGGCGCCTGCCTTTCATGAAACGCCCTGTGCAGTGGCGCGTGACCATGCGCCGCCCGCGCCTTGCCGGGCAGATATGCATCGTGAGGCTGTACCTCTCGATGGGTGTCTCCCCCGAGGAGGTTTCCTCCTTTGCCGGGCGTGAGCGGCTGGAGTTCCTGGCACGGAACGGCGTCAAGGTTTCCCGCATGGTGGCCTATACCCTCTGCCGCGGCCCGATGAGCCGGCGGCTTCTTGTCCGCCCCGTGGCATGGTTCCTGCGTGAAGCCGTGGAGCACCGTTTCCTGCTGGGCGCCCTGGAGAAGTTCATCAGCCTGATGGGCAGCGAGTCTTTTACGAGTATTATCAGCTCGATCGATCGGGCGAACCCGATGAAGTTGAGAATGAGCCAAAGAAGGAAGGGGAGTTAAGGACCGAGTTTGAAGGTTCCCATAGCCCCTTCGGTTTTATCTGGAACATCGCGAGCGCCACCGGCTGGACGGTGGAGTACATCCTGGAGAAGGTGAACTACCAGACGCTCATCCTGATGCTGTCCGACGCCCCGCGTTACGTCCGCCGGTCAGCAGCTGACTCCAAGGTTTCGCAAAGCGGTGGCGGTGGAATTGATCCGGAAGCCGCCGCCCGTGAAGCCGGCGACATAGTGAATTTTTACCAAAGCAATTTAGAACTGTAAACGATGAAGCCCGTAGAAATCGAATTCCTGATGAAGGACAACTTGACGGGGGGCCTTGACAAGGCCGGCCTTGCCGTCGACATCCTTGCCGAGAAATCGGAGAAGGCCGCCGCTGCCATCAACGCCCGTATTTTAGAGCAGCGCAAGGTCATCGACCGGGTGAACTCCGACCTGCACCGGATGGAAACGCAGCTCCAGAACATGAAGCCCGGCCCGGCGCAGGCGGAACTTGCCGCCGACGTGGCGGCCTGCCGCAAGGTCCTGGATGAGGAGCGTGCCGCCCTTGAAGGGCTTGAAAAGGAGCACCGCGAGGCGGAGAAAAGCGTCCGGAACCTCCGTAAGGAGTACGAGCGTATCTCCCTGGAGGAAGAACGCGCCGCCGCCGACAGCAAGAGCCTGACCGACAAGATCCGGGAGCAGAAGGAAGTCATCGGGCAGATTGAAAGCGATATCAAGTCGCTGGAGAAAGCCTACCAGGGGGCCGCACCCGGCAAGGCGAAGGTAGCCGCCCTGGATGAACTGAACGCCGCGAAGAAAGCGCTTGAAGAGGAAAAGGGCGCCCTTGCCGGACTCCAGGCTGAACAGGAGAAGACGCGTGCAAGCAGCAAACGCCTTTCCATGCAGCTGCGTGAGCTCCAGGACAACATGGCCCGCCTGCGACTGGAAGGGAAACAGGACACCGAGGAGTACCGGAAGATGGCACAGCAGGCCGCTCTTCTTTCCGACACGCTTGCCGATCTGAACACCCAGACGAAGATCCTCTCGCACGATGACGCGAACCTCCAGGGCTTCATGTCGGGCGTGAGCGGCCTTGCCGGTCTGTTCACCACGGCCACCGGCGCGCTGTCTCTTTTCGCTTCGGAAAACGAGAACCTGGCAAAGATCCAGACGCGCGTGCAGAGCGTGATGGCCATCACGATGGGGTTGCAGCAGGTGTTCAATACGCTGAACAAGGATTCCGCTTTCCGGCTGGTGACGGTCGTGAAGATGAAGAACCTGCTGATAGCCGCCAATACCCGGCTGGCTGTCGCCCTGGGCATTTCCACCGGTGCCGCGCAGGCCCTGATGGCCACGCTTACGTTGGGTCTTTCAGCCGTTATCACGGGACTTGTCGTCGCCTGGGACAGATATTCCACCGCGCAGGAGAAAGCCGCGGAGAAAGCCCGGGAAATGGTAAAAATCGAGTCCGACGGCCGTGCACAGATGATCAAGACCCGTTTCGAGATCGAGAGCACGCTGGCAAGCCTGAAGAAGTTCACCGGCACGAAGGACGAGGAGAAGGCCAAGGTGGAGGAACTGAACCGCAAGTACGGTGAGAGTTTCGGGTATTACGACACGATCGCCCAGTGGTATGACATCCTTCAGAAAAAAGGTGAGAAATACATCCAAATGCTTTTCCTCCAGGCCAAGGTGCAGAGTCTGGTGAACAAGGCCACCGAGGCTGACGAGAAGGTGAACGAGATCAAGGCCAGCAAGCCGGAAGACGTGGACGGCTCGATGGGCTGGTTCGCGCGCATGGGGCTTTACATGGCCCAAAGCGAGTCGTACGGACGGGTGGACGCGCAGTCCATGATATCGGAGTATAACGAGAAGGCAAAGGAAAAGGCCGTACGTGAGGCCGAGGAAGTCCGCGACGGCTACCTGGCTGAAGCCCGGAAGCTCCAGGAGGAATATCTGGATATCGGCAAGGAGTTCGACCTGGGTGACCATGCCAAACCCGACCCGAATGCCGCCAAAAAGGAGAAACAGTCGGAAGAGCAGCGTGCCTCGGAGCTTCTGAAGCTCCAGATGAAGAACCGCCAGTCGGAGATTGACCTTCTGAAGGAGAGCGGCGAGAAACGCCGCCGCCAGATCCGTCTGAACTACGACAAGGAGATCGCCGAGCTTGCCGCCCAGGAAAAGAAGTGGAAGGATGCGCAGAAGGGCAAACTGACCGGTGAGCAGGAATCCACCCTGAAAGAGGCGCGGGAGAAGGCCGCGGCGGCACGTGACGGCGACCTGGCAAAGGTGACCCGGGAGGAAAATGACGCCGCCCGCCAGTCGATGCTCGACTACCTGAAGGAATACGGGACATACCAGCAGAAGAAGCTGGCCATCGCCCAGGAATACGCGGAGAAAATCCGCAAGGCACAGGAGGCGGGCAACTTGGGTGAGGTACTACGCCTCGGCCGCCAGCAGAAAGAAGAGACTGCCGCCGCCGAGATTGCCAGCCTGAAGGCGGATATCGACTGGGACGGCCTTTTCGGCAATTTCGGCGGGCTGCTTGAGGAGCAGCTGCGTCCCACGCTGGCGAAGCTGCGGAAGTATGCCGCCTCCGATGAGTACCGGAATGCAAGCGCCGAGGACAAACAGGTGATCAGCCAGCTGATCGCGAAGCTGGAGGATCGGAGCGCGGGCGGTATTAACCGGAACATGTTCAAGGATGTTTCCCGTGATCTTTCCGCCTACCAGACGACGCTGCGTGAGCTGACAGAGGCCAAGGAAAGGGAGAAGGTCGCCGCTGACGCTTTGGTGGTGGCGCAGGAAAAACAGAAAAAAGCCGCTGAAAGCGGTGACCCCGCCGCCATGAAGGAAGCGGAAGAACTGGTGGCTACCGCGCAGGAAGCTTTCGACGCCGCCTCGGCGAGCGTGGCCACCCTGACAGAGGCGAACGACAAGGCAGCCCAGGACCTTCGCACCTCCAGTACGAACGCCGTTTCATCCCTCACCGGGTTTGCCGAGGGGCTCCAGAGCCTGAAGTCCGGTTCCCTTGCCGGCGTGGTCCAGGGGCTCGGCAAACTGGGCGAGGTGACGAAGAACATGGGCGGTGTGATGGGCAGCGTGGGCAGTACCCTTGCCGAGACGTTTTCAAACGGCGGCATCATCGGGCAGATCATTGCGGCGGTGCTTTCCATTCTTGACGTGCTGAAGGAAGGAATCGGTACGCTGGTAAGCGGTATTCTTGATTCCGTGCTCGGTGCGGTGAACGGTATCCTGGAGAACATCCTTTCCGGTGAACTGTTTACGCAGATCGGCAGCTCGCTTTTCTACGGGGTGAGGGACATCCTGGACACGGTGACCTTCGGCCTGTTCTCCTCGCACGGCAATGCCAGGGAGGTGAACGCGCTGGTGGATCGGCTGACCGAATCGAACAAGTACCTGACCACCGCCATCGAGAAGCTGACCGACGAGATGGCCAGCTCCGGCGGCGCACGTTCCACCGAGTACTACCGGAGTGCCTACGAGAAACAGCAGCAGAAAATTGAGAACGACCGCCAGATGCTCGCGGCAAAGATGGGATACCACAGTTCGCACCACTCGAACAACTACTACATCGGTAAGGCCATGGGCAGCGGTGACTGGGACACGGTTTCCGCCTACCTGGGCAAATCGGTGCGGGATACCGGTTCCCTCTGGAGCCTTTCCCCCGAGGAACTGGCCCGGCTCCAGGAACTTCCCGACATCTGGGAGAAACTCCATTCGGGCAAGTACGACCAGAGCCAGTGGCTTGACGAGTACGTCTCTGACGCGAACACGCTGCTGGAACTCCAGAGGCAATGGCAGGAAGCCATCACGGACACCTCTTTCGACGGTATCCGCAGCGGCATGAAGGACCTGCTGAAGGATTTCGAGACGGACTCGAAAGACGTGATCGCGAGCGTGGACGAGTTCATGGAGAACGCCATCCTGAAATCCATCGTGAACGGCACCTATTCGGACGAGCTGAAGAAATGGCAGGAGACGTTCGCCGAGTTCATGAGCGACGGTATCCTGTCGAAGGAGGAAGCCGACACGTTGCGCACCCGGTACTCGGACATTTTCGAGCGTGCCCGTGCCAAGAAGGAGGAGATGTTTGACACTGCCGGCATCACGGAGGAGGGTAAATCCACAACGCAGACCGGCCGCGCCGGCGGCTTCTCGGCCATGTCGCAGGACCAGGGCACTAAACTGGAAGGCATGTTCACTTCGGGCCTGAACCATTGGGTAAGCATTGACGAGAAGACCGAGGACGTGGCGGGCCGCATGGCCAGTGCCGAGGGACACCTGGCTAAGATTGCGGAGAATACCGGTAAAAGCGCCGGTTTCCTCGGCGAGATAAAGGAAGATATAAAACGAATCATACGTGACGGACTAAGAATGAAATCATCATGAGCATGGAACCAATCATGGGCGGGCTGTTCCTTATCAACGGCACCGATATCTGGACGGAGTACGGCGTATTCCTGACCGAAGAGAAGCGCGGCGGGCGTGACAACCTGAAAGCCATCCTTGCCGCGAGCAAGACGAAAGCGCACACTGCCGTGGACATACGTGAGGAGAACGGGGAGAAATATTCCGACATTCTGACAGTGGCCAACGAAGCGCGCGACATCACGCTGACCTTTGCCCTGTATGCCCCGGGTAAAGGGGAGTGGCTGAAGAAATACATGTCCTTCATCTCCTTCCTGAAAACCGGCGACAAAGGCTGGCTCTCGCTGTATCTTCCACAGCTGGAGCTGACATTTCGCGTGCATTACCTGGATTGTCCCGGCTTCACCCCGCTGACCTACCTCTGGCGGGAAGGCGTGCAGGCCGGCCGCTTCAAGGTGAAATTCCGCGAACCCGAACCAATCATTTAAACAACGTTCAAACACCATTCGAACATGCTTTTAACGGTATATGACAGTAACAGGCAGGCGAAGGCGGTCCTTTCCCCGGACGACAGCTCGACGCAGGTGAAGGCGATCCAGTCGGACAACGTGCTGACGCTCTCCTTCACCCTGTACGAGTATGTGGCGCTTGAGGTGAACGACTACGTGGATTTCGAGGGCGAGCGCTACTGGCTCCAGGAGCGTTACCTTCCGGACGAACGCAGCACGCAGGAGTGGAAATACGACGTGAAGTTTTACGGCATCGAGAGCCTGATGAAACGTTTCCTCGTCCTGAACGTGGTGGACGGCGACCCTGAGCCGGTATTTACGCTGACCGCCCCGCCACGGGAACACATGGCCCTGATTGTGAAGTCCATCAATGACGGCATGGGCGGCATCACCGATTGGAAAGTGGGGCGTGTGGAAGGTACCGAGAACGTGGTCATCGACTACGAGGGGAAGTACTGCCCTGACGCGCTGAAGGAACTTGCCGGCAAGGTGCCGGGCGCCGAGTGGTGGGTGGAAGGCCAGACTGTGAACCTCTGCCGTTGCGAACACGGTGAGGAGGTTACCCTGTCCTACGGCAAAGGGCTGACGGAGCTTTCCCGCGACAAGGCCGACGGCGCGAAGTTCTACACCCGCCTGTTTCCGATCGGCAGTTCCCGGAACATCGACCCGGAAAAATACGGCCACAGCCGCCTCCAGCTTCCCGACGGTGCCAAATACGTGGATGTGGACACGGACAAGTACGGCATCCACCACCACTACGAGAAGGACGCCTTTGCGGATATTTATCCCCGTCGCGTGGGTACCGTGACCTCTGTACGCAGCGCGCAGGTGACGGATGAGGACGGCAACCCTTTCGTGATTTGGTATTTCCGGGATGACACGCTGAACTTCGATCCCGACGCTTACGAACTTGCCGGCAAGGTGAAACGTGTCTCCTTCCAGGAAGGTGGCGAACTTGCCGGTCTTGGCGAGGAAGAGGACGGCACCTACTATTTCGAGGTGAACTTCGACAGTGACACCCGCGAGTTCGAGATCATCACCATCTGGCCGTATGATGACGACACGCAGCTTCCCGGTGACCGCCTTGTCCCGAAAGCGGGTGACAGGTATATCCTCTGGAATATCCGCATGCCTGACGAATACTACGCGCTTGCCGAGGAGGAATACCTGACGGCGGTGAACAGGTACAACGCGGAGAACGCCGTCGACGTTTCCGTGTACAAGGGTCCGACGGACCACGTGTATGTCGAGCGTAACGGGATAGACCTTTACCCGGGCCGCCGCGTCCGGTTGGAAAGCACGGAGTATTTCCCGGAAACGGGCTACCGCTTGAGCCGTATCACGAAAATCACGCGGAAGGTGGCGCTTCCCTCACAGGTGGACCTTGAAATCGGTGACGCGCTTTCCACCGGCGTGATGGAAAGCCTGAAGGGGAGTATCGAGGAGGTGAGGAATTATACCAGAACGGCCGGCGCGAACCTTCCCGACATCATAAGGAGCTGGGATAACACGCTTCCCACCGACAACAACCTTTTCTCGGCCAGAAGAAGCCAGGCGGAGTTCATCAGCAAGAAGAAGGCCGACCGCGCGAAAAAGAAAATCACCTTCGAGGAGGGCGTCGGCATCGGTCCGGAGGAGAACGGCCACATTGACGGCAAGGGCAACGCCGAACTGCTGACCCTTGTTGTGCGTGAGCTTCTTCGCAGCCCGAAATTCGTGGACGGCCTTTTGGGTGAGGGTTGGCGGTTGTGGATGGAGGACGCCCTTTCGCACCTTACCATCGACAAGCTGACGGTGCGCCAGGTCATGGTGGTGCTGGAACTGCTTATCGAGAAGGTTCGCAGCGTGGGCGGCCAGCTCTGTGTGTCCGCCGCCAATGGCAAGATAAAGACCGCCGTTCCGGAGGACGGCTTTTATAAAATCACCTTCGAGCAGGCGAATACCTTCCGGGCGCATGACCTGATGCGTTGCGCCACGTTTACCGGCGGGAACCTGAAAGGCTACTGGGTGGAGGTTGCCGGCGTGGAGGGTGATTCCATCCTCGTGGGCGTGGATGAGTTCGGAACTTCCCTGCCTGCCCCCGGTGACGAATGTGTGCTGATGGGTAATACGGAAAACCCGTTGCGCCAGAACCTGATCCTGATATCCGCCACCGAGGACGGGCAGCCCCGCATGGACGTGATGGACGGCGTGAAGGCGAAAAACTTCACCGGCTGCCTTCGTGCCCGCCTGGGTAACCTGGACGGCATCAGCGACGACTGGTTCCCGGCCGACAACCAGCCGCACGGCAACGGCCTTTACAGCGACAACGCCTATCTGCGCGGGACATTCCTTTTGGTGACAGGCGAGGATATCAAGACAAAATTCGAGATCGTCGAGGGACGTATCACCAGTGTGGTGACCGCCCTGCGCCAGGACTTCGCCACCGATCGCGGGTACCTGAATAACCCCGCCTTTGACGACGGCCTTATGAAATGGAACACGGAGAACGAGACGGTGTTCTTCCTTGTGGGGAACCGGTGGGTCTGGGCGAACGGCAACGTGCTGACGAAGAAAGGTGACGGCGCGAGTGTGACCGAGGATGACGGCCGTAAGGTCGTGCGTATCCGTAACAAGTACATCTTACAGAAACGTGAGAACCTGAAAAGCATCCCCTCCATGCCTGAAAACGGCAGCGGGGAGAAGGAAGCCGTCCCGGTGTACCTGACCTTCTTTTACCGTTGTGCGGTCGGTGGAACCCTGCGGGTGGAGTTCGTGGGTGTTGACAAGACGGGGTTCGCCAACTTCAACAGCATGGAAGTGGAAGAGGAACTGCCCGCGACTGACGGCTACGTGCAATATACCTGTAGCGGTCTTTGGAACGGTACGGGAGACTTCAAGCTGTCTTTCACCGGGGACATCTACCTGTACATGCTCATACTCTCTACCGACCGCGTGGAATCGCTGGCGCACCGTTATAAAACACTTTTCGAGCAGTCGGAGCGTCTGGTGAAGATTTCGGCGGCTGTCTTTGATAAGGACGAGAATATGTTGGAAGAGACAGGTCTGATGGTTACTTCCAAATATTCCGGGTTATATGCCATTGACGGCGACGGAAATTTAAAATCCCTTGTTGGTGTCGGCGGTGACGGTATAAAAATCAAAGGCGACTACATTACCCTTGAGGGGCTTGTTACGGCTAACAATAATTTTAAAATTTTGCAAGATGGTAGTATTGAGACGCGCAATGCAAAAATATACGGGACCGTTCATGCCCAAGATGGCAAGATCGGCGGTTTTACGATAGAGTCCGGCCGTTTGTTCTGGAAAGCGGGTGATTATTTCGGCAACGATTCCCGCAGTTTGAAACTCGGAGTGTCCCAGACCGATATGGATGGGGTTGTGGATGTCGCTTTCAATGCCGCCACTCAGGGGCGGTTCGGAGTGAAGGTTGTCGGTTCCAATACGGGCGGTGCCGCCATTTATGCTTCCAGCAAATCATCCGGACAAAGTTACCCGGTAAGTGCCAATTCTTATGCCGGCTTTTTTGACGGGGGCGTACATGTGAACGGTGCGGTATATTGTGGCGACATCCTTTCGAACAATTATGGTACGGAATGGACTTTGGGCAGTGACGGGACCTATACTTACCGGAAGGGTGTTTCCGGGACTTTCAGATGGTCTGTGAAGAATGATTTTCTAACTAATAATTATACCCTTGAAGTTGTCAATGGTATTGTTGTCAAAATGTCGGGTATTTAATATCATGTAATTATGAAGGTAAATTTTAATGCGGATTTTAAGGATTTTAATGGTGAACCCCTGCTGGTTGATGGCAACCCGCAGGTAATCGGTCATATCGTGGCCCAGTGCCTTTTCAACGGGACGGGTATTCGTCCGAGTGGCAATATGCAGACAGACAACGGTAAGAAGATGCGTGCGTATCACCTTTGTATGCGGATAATGGACACTGGCGGTGAGATTGAAATCACATCGGAAGATGCCGTGTTGATAAAGGAGGCTGTTTCCGGACTGACTCCCGGCTGTTACTCGCAGGTTGTACAACTGATAGAAAGATAAGGAGGATAATTTATGGCACTGACAGAATCTGAAAAGAATGAATTGAAGAAGGACATCCTGAACTCCATCAAGTCTGAGAGCCAGAGTGTCGATGAACTGGCCGAGGTCACCTCGCTGGACAATATCAAGAGCCTTCCTGCGATGCGCGGCCAGGAGGTCGTGCTTGCGCCGGTTGCGTTGCTCCGGAAACCGGCGGAGGACGCTGCGGCGGTGGCTAACGCTGCCGCCACGAAGGCCAATAATGCCGCGACCGGCGCCACCAATGCGGCCCAGACCGCGACGAACGCCGCCGGTACCGCAAACAGGTCCGCTGAAACCGCCGATGCCGCTGCCGGTACGGCCACCGCCGCCGCCAAGAAGGCGGAGGATGCCGCCGCAGCCGTGGACGGCAGCCTGGTGGGTAGCATGACAGCCGTCCCTGACGAGAAGAACGACACGGTGAAACTGACCATCCTGGGCCGTAACGGGCAGGCAATCACCTCCACCGACATTCCCGGCGGTACGGGTAGCGGCGGCAACACGTACAACGTGACGGAGGAGGTTCCCCCGGAGAACGGCTACTATACCCTGGAGACGGCCGTCGCCGCCGTAAACGTGAAATACCGGCACAAGGGCCGTTGCATCACCTACGAGGCCGCGCAGGGCAGATGGGAGACGAAACAGTTCACCGGCACGAGCGTGGAGAGCTGGGAACAGGCCGCGAGCTGGGAGGATTTCGGCGGGGCCGGCACGATGAAGAGCCTGACGGTGAACGGCGAGAAGCAAATCCCCGATGCGGAGGGCAACGTGAGCCTGACCATCGATAAGCTGGAGGTTGACGAGAGCCTGAACGCCGAAAGCACGAACCCGGTCGAGAACCGTGCCGTGGCGGCGAAGCTGGGCGAGGTGGAAGCGAACACCATCTTCGACAGCTCCGCCGAACTGAGCGATGACGAGACCACCGTCCACGTGAGCCTGAAGAACAAAAGCGGCGTCGAGGTGACCGGTTTCGACATCCCTGCCGGAGGCGGCGGTGGCGGCGGTGAGGGCAGCACGACGAAGATAGTGCTTGGCGCAAGTGTTGACAAACCCACCGTCAAGGAAGGCGACCCGGTAAGGCTGACCTATACCTACGACCACCAGTACGGCAGCGGCGACGAGAAGGGCGAGAGTACCGGCCAGAAAGCGAAAATCACCGTCCAGGTGAGGCGCGGCGCCACCACCACCTATTCGGAGACGGTTCAGGATGTGAGCAAGGGCACGTACACGCTCGACCTGACGAAATACCTCCTTTCCGGCACGAGCGACATCTACGTGATAGCCGAGACCACCGACCCCACCACCGGCAAGGCGCAGAAGCGGCAGGCGTACGTTAGCGTGCGCAGCGTGACGCTGGCCCTGTCCAGCAGCTACAATATCGCTTCCGGCCTGGCTTCCGGCGGTTATGGCGCGCAGGAGACCGTGAACATCCCCTACGGCGTGAGCGGCACCGGCACGAAGGTGGTGACCCTTTACGTGGACGGCAAACAGCAGAACGCCCACACGGTCACCCGCAGCGGTACGACCAACAGCAGCTTCCCGCTCTCCATGTCCTCCCTGGCGGTAGGCCGGCATACCGTCCAGATGGTCGCCGAGATGGATGCCGGCGACGGCCTGACGCTCAAAAGCGAGAGCATCCATATCGATATCCTGAAGAGCGGCAGCAGCGTCCCCTACGTGGGGCTGATGGTCACCCACCGGGACGGCCGTATCCTTACCGGTGCCGACCACCTTTCTCCGGTCATCGAGGTGGGGCAGTACGAGAACTGCGAGTTCAAGTTTGCCGCCTACGACCCCGGTACCACCCCGGCGGGTGTGGGCATCTACAGGAACGGCACGCTTCTCCAGACGGTGAGCGTCCCGCGTACCGCCCAGACCTACCGGAACCGCTTTACGGAGCAGGGCCGGCAGCAGATGCAGCTGAAGGTCGGTGCCACCGCCTACACTTTCCACATTGACGTGGTCGAGAGCGGCATCGACATCAGCGAGGCCACCTACGGCCTTCAGGTGAAGCTTAGCCCGTCCGGCCGCAGCAACAGCGAGAGCGACCCGGCGCGGTGGGAGTATAACGGCGTGAAGACAATCTTCGAGGGCTTCGACTGGAGCAGCAACGGCTGGACGGGTGACAGCCTGAAACTGACGGGCGGGGCGAAGGCCGTCATCGGCTACCAGCTGTTCAAGGATGATGCCGGCGCCTCCGGCGCTACCATCGAGATGGAGTTCCGGGTATCGGGTGTGACGGACCGTCAGGGCGAGGTGATCAGCTGCATGGATAAGGGGAAAGGCCTTAGTGTCACGAGCGAGGAGGCGAGCATCAAGACCGGCACCATCCTGCACTACACGAACGAGGACGGTGAGGACGCGAGCCGTGAAATCAAGATCGGCACGAAGTTCGCCCCCGAGAAGTGGCTGAAGGTCGCCTTCGTCATCGGCAAACGCGGTGACGGGCGCCTGATGGAACTTTACGTGAACGGCAACCGTGCCGGCGCGGACATCTACGACAACAGCTACTACTTCCGCCAGGACACCCCGGCGGGCATCACCGTCGACAGCGCGTCCGCCGACGTGGAACTGAAGAACATCCGTATCTACAACCGTGCCCTGAGCGATGACGAAGTCCTGGAGAACCGGATGGTGGATGCCGGCAGCAGCGACGACATGATGCGCCTGTACGAGGAGAACGACATCCTGGGCGGCAGCGGCGACGTCGATATCGACAAGCTGCGCGCCAAGGGGAAGGGCGTGATGCGCATCGTCCGCAAGGGCGGCCTTGACGAGGTGAACGAGACGAACAACAAGAAGACCGACTTCATCGCCGACGTCTATTTCTGGTCCCCTTTCGGCAAGGAGTACGACTTCGTCCTCCGCGACTGCTACATCCGTATCCAGGGTACCAGTTCCACGAAATACCCGAGCAAGAACATCCGCATCTACTTCACCAAGGGCGGCGCGAACCTCAGTTTCGAGATCAACGGCGTCCCGGACCCCCTTGGCGGCAACAGGTACATGATGCGCCCCGGAAGCATCCCGATGGACCTGTTCTGCATGAAGTCCGACTATTCCGACTCGTCCATGACTTTGAATACCGGTGTGGCGAAGCTGTACAACGACGTGATGCTCGAATTGGGCCTTCTGACCCCTCCGCAGCGTTACCAGCTGGAACAGGCGGGCGGTGACCTGAACGCGGTGAAGGTTAGGCAGAGCATCGACGGTTTCCCCATCGACGTGTTCAGCGCGGAGACCGCTGACGGGGAGAGCACCTACTACGGGCAGTACAACTTCAACAACGAGAAGAGCAAGAGCGGCAGGCTGTTCGGCATGGAGGGGCTTGACGGTTTCACCCCTTCCTGCCCGATGACGCTGGAGACGCTGAACAACGGCGAGAGGGTCTGCCTTTTCCAGAGCTCCGGCGACGCGGATCTTGCCGCCGGTTTCGATGCCGGCCTGGAAACCAACTACCCGGACGACGTGAAATGGGCGGGCCTGAACACGGCCCAGCAGTCCGCGCTGAAACGCCTTTTCGGCTGGATCCGTTCATGTGTCCCGGCAAACGCCACCGCGGACGACCTGGGCACCTTCGTGAGTGAAAAGTTCAGGACGGAAATCGGCCAGTATTTTGATGTGGACCACCTGCTGACCTACTACGTGCACACCGACTACTTCGCGAGCGTTGACCAGCGCGCGAAGAACATTCTCCTGCGTACCTGGGACGGGCTGGTCTGGTACACCACCTACTACGACGGTGACACCCAGCTTGCCAAGAGGAACGACTGTTTCCTTGCCTACGACTACACGCTCGACCGTGACACGTGGGACGCGGAGGCGGGGAAATACGCCTTCGAGGGCCGCGACAGCTGGCTTTGGAACCTCGTTCTGGCCAACCTGCAGGACGAGCTGAAAGCCTGCGCCGCCGCTTACCGTGCGAAAATGACGGTCGATCGCGTGCTGTCGATGCTTGACGTGGAACAGGCGGGCAACTGGAGCGACCGTGCGTACAACAAGAGCGGCTACCTGAAGTATATCCGCCCGAACATGGAAGAGGTTTACGGCAAGAAATGGCCGTTCATCTACGCCCTTCAGGGAAGCAACGCTGCGCACCGCAGTTACTTCGTGAAGAACCGTTTCGCCCTTCTGGACGCCAAATACGGCACGAGCAACTTCACGAGTGACAACATCGACCTTTACATGGCCCGTACCGCCTCCGATGCCGCCGACGTGGTGAAGATCACGGCGAGCGAGGTGTACGCTTTCGGTTACGGCACGAACAACAGCCCCAATATCGGGGGTACCGGCATCGTGGAGGGCGGCAAGGTGGCCACCCTTCAAATCACGGGGGCCTACACGGTAAACGACCCCCTGCGTATCTACGGCGCGAGCCGCATGCGTGTGCTTGACATGACCGGCGCCTCGGACCGCCTGAAGAACGGCCTTGACCTGGGTAAATGTACCGTATTGCGTGAGCTGAACCTGCAAAGCCCCTCCACCGGTTCGACTGGCTGGTGGCTGAACCTCGGCAGCTGCCGCCAGCTGCGTAAGGTGAACCTGCGCAACCAGGCACAGGCCAAGACCGGGAGCAACACCAGCACCGAGCTTGACTTCACGAACCAGACCAAGCTGGAGGAACTTGACGCGAGAGGCACGCAGGTGCAGAGCGTGACCTTCGCCAAGGGTGCCCCGCTGACGAGGGCCTGGCTTCCCGGCACGCTGACCGTGTTGAAACTGGAATACCTGGGCAAACTGGTCACAAGCGGGCTCACGCTGGAGAACTACAGTAAAGTGAAGACGCTTATCGTGGACGGCTGTCCGGGGGTGAACTGGGAAACCCTGCTGAACCGCTGTTCCGGCGTGGAACGCATCCGCGTGACCGGCATCGACCGGGAGGACGACGGCACATGGCTGAACCGGTTCATGAAGATGGGCGGCGTGGACGCTGAAGGCAACGCCACGGACACGTGCGCGCTGGCGGGTACGGTGCGCCTTACCAACTATGTCGAGGATGAGAGATACGAGGCGTTGAAAGCCCATTTCCCGGAATTGAACATCCTCCAGCCCGAATACACGATGATCGAGTCCGACGATGATGTGGCCGACGACGCCAATATCAGCAACCCGGACAACAGGACAGGTTATAAGTACGGTACGCCTTACAGGGCGAGCGGGCATATCGCCGCCATCCTGAAACAGCGTCACCGTGTACTGGCGAAAGTGACCAAGAAAGCCACCACGCGCAGCGTGAAGATCGCGAATGTCGATACGACGGTGAACAACCTCGACGGCGAGATGATCTATTACCCGCTGGATGACGGCAATTCCAACCGTTACGCCGACGGCAGCGCCGCCAGACTTGACGGCAGCGAGGGCGACTGGATGATGTTTGAGCCGTTTTTCTGGTCAAAGGGCATCAATGACTACCTGAACGGCAAGCATTACTCCTGCTACAGCAGCAAGGGTCGGGATGACATGCCCTCCGTTCCTGACGCCGATATCCTCACGCTGGATGACATCAAGGAAGCCGGCGGTTACCTGAGCGGTCGTAAGATCATGAGCGGCAAGGACACGCTTGCGAACAGCTACAGTGCCGACACCACGTATTCCGTCTGCAAGGTGAATGTCAGCGGGCACAAGCGTATCCGGTTCCCGAGCGTTCCCGGTACGAACCTTGTCGGCAGCGTGTTCACTGACAATACCGGCGCCGTAGTCAATTCCATCGTTGTTCCGACCCTCTCCAACAAGTTCGAGGCGGGCATGTACCTGATCGCCGACGTTCCTGCCGGTGCCACAGCGCTGCATTTCTCTATACTGAACACCGCGGAGTTCGACAAGGTAGTGCTTTCCAACTCCGACAGGATCGAGGACATGGAGCCGGACTGGGTAGCCAATGACGAGCACCTTTGCGCGGTTGTGGGCAGTTCGGTTGTCGGTTCCAAGCTCCGCGCCTGTATCACCGGCGGCAGCACTACGGCGAGCATGAGCTGGGCCGACTTCCATTATTACTCGGTACAGCGTGGTATGCAGCAGATTGACGCGCTGATGCACTCCCGTATCGCCAACCTCTTCTACGCCGCCTATGGCCGTCGTGACAGCCAGGAACAATGCGGTGCGGGCCAGCATACTTACAACCGTACCACCGGCGGTACCGCTTCACGCGGCATGACCGATACGATCGGTTATGAAGAGGCGCACGCCATCAACCCGAACGTGACGAACTCGCTTGTGGACAACATGGTCCACCAGTACGCCTGGTACCGGGGCGAGGATGACTACGGTGGTGCTACTGTCACGCAGGTGAACAATATCTGCTGCCTTGGCTACGAGGATATCTACGGTCATAAGTATGACATGATGGACGGCGTTGACCTTCCTAATGACAGCGGCAACGCCGGCAAGTGGCGCATCTGGATGCCTGACGGTACGACCCGCATGGTGAAAGGAGGCACAAGCTCGGGCGTATGGATAACGGCCGTTGCACATGGCAAGTACATGGACGTGGTTCCGGTGGGTTCCGTTTCGGGTTCTTCCTCGACGCATTATTGCGATATGTACTACATATCCACTGCAGCCAGCCGTGTGGTCTATCGTGGCTACTACAGCGCGTACCCGTATGGCGGTGTTTCGATGTCGAATGCGAGCTACGATTCCTCGTATACGAACACGAGCATCGGTTCTCGTCTGGCCTTCCGCGGTCGGCTCGTCAAGGCGGCAAGCGTCGCTGCGTTCAAGTCGGTAAGCGAGGTGGCATGACCGGCCGCGTAAAGCGTCAAAGCGGGAGCGAAGCGACAAAACGTCCGGTGTTCCCCTTGCTCGGGGAACACCGTTCTTTACGGGCGTCAGCCCGTTGAAAAATTTTTGTTTCCGGGGTTTTGTACCTGTTTGTTAAATAATAATTTATGAAAAATCGTACTTTTGCATTCAAATTAAAAGGTGGCGCTTCCCCATAAGCCGTGTGGTTTATCGTGGCAACAACAACGCGAACCCGAATGGCGGTGTCTCGATGTCGAATGCGAACAACGATTCCTCGAATACGAACACGAACATCGGTTCTCGTCTGAACAACAATCGAAAAGAAATTTTAATCGGCGTACAACACCGGGGACTTGTCCCCACCGTGGTGCCGAGGGAAGCAAGCCTCAGTAACAGCAGCCTTTTCGGGGCTGGAAAACTGAAAAATAGAGTGTCGGGTAGGGTTTGGTAGGCCGGAAACGGTTCGAAGAAGCCGGGCCCGGGGGATTGAAGGCCCCGTATTAAAAACAAGAAAAGGTATTTATGCGCAGAGTTGGTCATATCATCGAGGAGATTGTGGAGCCTTCCAACATGGAGGCCTCGTTCCGGCAGGTCCTTCGCGGCAGGAAACGTAAACGCAGCCGCCAGGGGTGCTATCTGCTTGCGCATAAGCCCGAGGTATTGAAGGAACTGACCGCGCAAATTGCATCCGGCACTTTCCGCGTGAAAGACTACCGTGAACGTGAGATTGTGGAGGGCGGGAAACTACGCCGGATTCAGGTGATCCCGATGAAGGATCGTATTGCCGTGCATGCCATCATGGCGGTGGTGGACCGCCATTTGCGGAAACGTTTCATCCGTACCACCTCTGCCAGTATCAAGAAGCGGGGGATGCATGACCTTCTGGCGTATATCCGTCGTGATATGCGTGAGGATCCGGAAGGTACGCGTTACTGCTACAAGTTCGATATCACGAAGTTCTACGAGAGTGTGAAACAGGATTTCGTGATGTATTGCGTGAACCGGGTTTTCAAGGACTTCAAACTTATGGCCATGCTGGAGAGTTTTGTCCGTCTGATGCCCGATGGTTTGAGTATCGGGCTGCGCAGTTCGCAGGGCCTGGGTAATTTGCTTTTGTCTGTGTTTTTGGACCATTATTTGAAGGACAGGTATGCCGTCCGTCATTTCTACCGTTATTGTGATGACGGCGCCATACTGGGTAAAACGAAAGCGGAATTGTGGAAGATTCGTGATATCGTCCATGGGCATATTCAGCATGTCGGTCTCCGGGTGAAGGGGAACGACCGTGTGTTTCCCCTGGGCGAGGGCATCGATTTTCTGGGATATGTGACTTTCGGCGCGGACCACGTCCGTCTGCGCAAGCGCATCAAGCAGAAATTCGCCCGAAAAATGCACGAGGTAAAATCAAGAAGAAGGAGGCGTGAGCTGATAGCGTCGTTCTACGGGATGGCCAAGCACGCCGACTGTCATACGTTGTTTAAAAAATTAACAGGCAAAGACATGAGATCATTTAA